AGAAATTGTGCACAGTAAATCGCGTGAGATAAAAGTCACCGAATACCCTGCGATGATTTCACCCATGCCGACACGGCGGCAGGGCGGTGGCTATGTCACCTTTGATCCTGATAGCGAAGTGTCACAGGCTGAGTTGCGCAAGCAGGCGGGGGTTTCACTCGCTGCATGGCTTAATAGGTTCAGAGGTTGCGCAGAAAACATTGGCGTCGATCTGACACCAATAGAAGACATTGTTCGCACGTTGCGTGATGATGAAGAGATAGCCGCTTAGTTTTTTTGTAGTTTTGCACTAGGTGGCAGGGGACAAGCCGTGAGAGTCCCCTGACATGAAATATCCACGGCAGTAAGAGGTGTATCTCCTTTCTTTGGCTCCTTATTCACGATTAAGGAGTTCCTGTTATACACTGATCTTACACTGGTTCGCAGGGTGGCCTTTCCTCCGTTTTGGTCACTCTGCGATACCAGTTCCCAGAAACCCAATCGGGCATATGCCCGAATAAAAATTATAGGAGAGCAACATGGCTCGTAAAAAGAAGACTAAGGAAGAGAAGATCTGGGCGTACAAACTAAAGCACCCAGAAGCGTCAAACCGTGAGATAGCGACTGCTACTAAAACGTCCTATGCCTACGTTTGGAAGCTAATGAGTAAGATCGGTACGCCGAAGGAAGTGTTAGAAAAGGACGTTGTTTCACGTGAAACAATACCCGAAGAACCTCCTGCTCTACCACCGTTATGTACACGTGCTAACATATTAGAGGATGCACTTAGTAAGATAAACGGTGATCGCCACGAAGAATACGGCGATGCGGCAGAAAACTTTGATCGCATTGCGGGGTATTGGAACGCCCACCTTGGCCTTAACGCGTTTATCACACCGCGTGATGTAGCGGCTATGATGGTCCTTCTAAAAATATCTCGCCTACACGGTGACGGTCCTAAAGATGTGGACACCTATGTTGACATTTGCGGGTATGCTGCGATTGGCGGTGAGATTGCGGGTAGCGATTAAATGGACCTGATCACACTTGATTTTGAAACATTTTATGACAGGGATTATTCCCTGTCTAAACTCACCACGGAAAACTATGTGCGACACCGAGACTTCGAAGTAATTGGTGTTGCAATAAAAGAAGGTGCTGATGACACGCACTGGGTTTCCGGTAGCCATGACGCAATAGCCGAGTACCTGACACGTTATGACTGGGACAACACTATGCTGCTGGCCCACAACACTATGTTTGATGGTGCGATACTACACTGGGCCTTCGGCATAAAACCGAAAGCATATGCTGATACGTTATGTATGGCACGGGCGTTGCACGGTGTGGAGAGCAGCGTGTCACTCGCTAATCTGGCAAAAACTTATGGGCTACAAGACAAGGGTGACGAGGTAGTTCGCGCACTTGGTAAACGCAGGGCTGACTTTACAAAAGAAGAGTTAAGTCGTTATGGGGATTACTGCGTTACAGATGTAGATATAACTTTTGAGTTGTTCTCACGTATGATGCGTAAGTTCCCACGCCAAGAGTTGAAGTTAATTGATTTAACTTTGCGTATGTTTATCGAACCTGTTGTGGATTTGGATGCGGGTCTTCTTGAGTTGCACCTTGCAGAAATCAAAGAACGAAAAGACAAGCTGTTGGCAGACGCTCAGATCGAAAAAGAAGAGTTGATGTCCAACCCTAAGTTCGCCGTTGTGCTTGAGGGGTTAGGTGTAAAACCACCGACGAAGATTAGTTTGACCACAGGCAAGAAAACATTTGCCTTTGCCAAGTCTGATGAAGGGTTCAAAGCGTTACAAGAACACCCAGATGACCGAGTGCAATCCCTTGTAGCTGCTAGGTTAGGCACAAAGTCTACGCTTGAAGAGACACGCACACAGCGTTTCATAGACATCAGCCGTCGTGGACTGCTACCCGTACCTGTAAGGTATTATGCAGCGCATACTGGTCGGTGGGGTGGCGATGACAAGATTAACCTGCAAAACCTGCCAAGTCGTGGACCAAACGGTAAAAGATTAAAGCAGAGTATCGTTGCGCCACAGGGACACACGCTTATTGATGCAGATAGCGCACAGATTGAAGCACGTGTGCTTGCGTGGTTAGCAGAACAAGATGATCTGGTGGATCAGTTCGAGAAAGGCGAGGACGTTTATAAACATATGGCGTCCAAAATATATAATGTGCCGCCTGATGCGGTTAGCAAGGACCAGAGGTTTGTCGGTAAGACTACAATCCTTGGCGCAGGGTATGGTATGGGGGCAGTTAAGTTCCAAGCGCAGCTATCTAACTTCGGTTTCGACATGGAGTTGGACGAGGCACGTAACGTAATAGACATATACCGATCTACAAATGGCGCGATCAGTTCATTGTGGCGCAACGCACAGAAGATGTTGGAGAATCTGTGTAACGGGTCAGCTACACAACTAGGACGCAAAGGTGTGCTGAATGTATCTGTGGATAAAACCGCGATCATACTGCCATCTGAGTTACCAATGTACTACCATGATCTATTCGCGCAGTTGGAAGAGGGGCGTCCCCAATACTACTACAAAACACGCCGTGGACCGAACAAAATATACGGTGGGAAAGTCGTGGAGAATGTGTGTCAGGCTGTTGCACGTTGTATCATAGCGTTTCAAATGCTACTTATTGCCAAGAGATACAAAGTTGTGCTAACAGTACATGACAGCATTGTTAGCTGTGTAAAAGACGAAGAGGTACCAGAAGCACAAGCCTACATAGAAAAGTGTATGCGGATGGTGCCTGATTGGGCAGACGGTCTGCCCATTAATTGCGAGAGCGGAACAGGCAAATCATATGGCGATTGCGAATAACATTGCACCTTGGTCATTCAGTAAGATTAAATCTTTCGAGCAGTGTCCCAAACAATTTTACCATGAGAAGGTAGCAAAAGACTATCCATTCATACCTACGGCGGCTACCAAATACGGTAACGCGTTTCACAAGGCGGCAGAAGACTACATAAAAACTGGAGAGCCTCTGCCAATGGAGTTTGAGTTTGCCCAAAATTTTTTAGACAGACTAGCAGATAAACGAGGCGTAAAGTTTTGTGAACGCAAGATGGGCGTCACTGAAGATCTGAAAGCCTGTGGGTTCTACGACAAAGAAGCGTGGTTCCGTGGCATAGCTGATCTGCTTATAATTGATGTGATAGGCGAAGTCGCGTGGGTTATTGACTACAAAACATCTAACTCGTCACGGTACGCGGACAAGGGACAGCTAGAGTTGATGGCCCTATCCGTATTTGCACACTTCCCAGAAATAAAAACAGTACGCGCAGGGTTGGTTTTTGTGCTAGTAAATGACTTAGTGAAACACACCTACGAGGTGCATGATAAAGCAGACTTGTGGGAGAAGTGGATTAAGAAGTTCAACGCTATGAAAGCCGCAGCAGAAGCAGACACATGGAACGCCCGTCCTAACGGGTTATGTAAAAGGCACTGTCCTGTGGCGGAGTGCATACACAACGGAGCGAACTCGTAATGCCGTACAAAAACCCTAAAGACCGCAAGAAGCAGACTAATAAACCTGTTGGCAGTAAGCCGTTTGAGGCGCGTATGGAGCGCCAACGTGCGCGGCGTAAGATGGACCGCGAGGGGGTAGATAGAAATAACAACGGCAAAGCTGACAAGCGTGAGGGCAAAGACATCAGCCACAAAAAAGCCTTGAGTAAAGGCGGTTCTAATAAAGACGGTGTGACAGTAGAAAACCGCAGTAAGAACCGTGCAAGGAACTATAAAAAGAAAAAGTAGGAGAACAAATGAAGATTTTAGATGGTAAGGCGCTGCTACTCAAGCTGCGCAATCCAAACCGTGTCACCTCTATTATTCCAAAAAGCAAACAAATAGATAACAACGAAGTGCTTGTGAAATGGGATATTGATGCGGCTCACAAGCTGCGTAACCTTAACATCCAAGCTCCGTCACCTATCGACACTCAGTATAATTGGTCAGGGCAACACACTCCGTTTGCCCATCAGAAGAAAACGTCTTCATTCTTTACCATGAATAAGAAAGGCTTCTGCTTCAACGAGCAAGGTACGGGTAAAACAGCAAGTGCAATCTGGGCCGCTGACTTCCTTATAAAACAAGGCAAGATAAACAGGGTGCTTGTGATATGCCCACTGTCGATTATGGATAGTGCGTGGAGAGCAGACTTACACACGTTTGCCCCGCACCGCACTGTGGATGTTGCGTATGGTAGCGCCAAGAAACGTGCAGCCATCGTCAACCAAGGGGCAGAGTTTGTCATAATAAATTATGACGGTGTGGAGATAGTGGTAGAGGAGGTACTCAAAGGTGGCTTCGATCTGGTTATTGTGGACGAGGCTACCCACTACAAGAATGCACGGACTAAGCGTTGGAAGACACTTCGCAAGATAGTAGGCGACGACACTTGGCTGTGGATGATGACGGGTACTCCCGCCGCACAATCTCCTCTTGATGCGTATGGCATTGCGAAGCTGATTAATCCAGATGCAGTTCCGAGGTTCTACAGTTCGTTCCGCGATACGGTTATGCAGCAGATTACACAGTTTCGTTGGGTGCCCAAAGAGAACGCTAATGAGATTGTGTTTAACGCGTTACAGCCAGCCATACGGTTTACCAAGAAGGAATGTCTTGATTTGCCAGACATGACATACGTCAAACGTAAGGTTGAGTTGACCAAACAACAGACAAAATACTATGAAATACTCCGTAAGAAGCTGGTGATGAAGGTAGGTAGCGACGAGGTGTCTGCCATAAACGCTGCCGCAACCATGAACAAGTTACTTCAGATCAGTGCAGGCGCAGTATACACCGATGACGGTGACGCATTAGAGTTTGACATAAAGAACCGCTACCAAGTGCTGAAAGAAGTCATAGACGAGAGTAGCCAGAAGGTCTTGGTATTCGTGCCATTCAAGCACACTATCGACGTGCTAGTATCCAAGCTACGGTCTGACAACTTAACAGCAGAAGTGATTCGCGGAGACGTCCCAGCACATGCTAGAACCGACATATTTAAAAGGTTTCAAACTGATACTGACCCCAAGATATTGGTGATACAGCCCCAATCAGCAGCACATGGTGTGACTTTAACTGCGGCGAATACTGTGGTATGGTGGGGTCCGACTTCTTCACTGGAAACGTACTCGCAAGCGAATGCTAGGGTTCATAGATCAGGACAGAAGCATCCGTGTACAGTCGTACAATTGCAGGGGTCGGGTGTAGAGAAGCGCGTGTACTCTTTGCTTGATAAACGCATAGACGTGCACACAAAAATGATCGACTTGTACAAAGAACTGCTTGACTAAGGCAGTATATATAACTAAATAATACTTTGTACTAGGAGGAGATAAAATGAGCGACTATTCAGACGCCCCTGCCGATAAGATGACGAAAGCGTATTTAGCCATACGCAACAAACGTGCACAATTAAAGGCAGAGTACACTAAACAGGATGACGAGTTAGCTAGGCAGCTTGACATCTTGAAACGAGCGCTTCTTAGCTATTGTGAACGCAACAAGGTTGAGAGCGTTAGAACCGACGAAGGATTATTCTTTCGTTCTCAACGCACCAAGTATTGGACTAGCGATTGGGAAGCCATGCACAAGTTTGTCATAGAACATAAAGTGCCAGAGTTGTTCGATAAGCGTATAAACCAGACGAATATAAAACAATTCTTGGAAGAAAATCCTGAGTTAAAACCCGAGGGTCTAAATATAGACACCGAGTATGTTATATCAGTAAGGAAAAAATAATGGCTTCACCCTTCGTAGCTATAGAAGATCTGGCTAAACACTTAGCCGTATCAGTATCTACCGTTCGCGGCTGGATACGTCAGGGCCACATCCCTGACAACACTTTTCTAAAAATCAACAACGTCTATCGTTTTGATAAGGACGCCGTGTCTAACGCATTACTAAGTAAGACTGGCCCCATAAGGTCTGTGGTCGATGGTGATTTCACAGACGCTCACCCCGTGCGGTATACATCGCACGATAACACCCAGTACGAGATGGATCTAGATCTCGACGAAGATATATAGGAGAACGACAAATGGCTGCACCATACGTTATAAAGAATGTGGAAGCCCTATGGCCCAAGCTGGACCGTACTTATGCTTTCGATCAAAAGGCAAACCAGAGTATGCCGTGCGATCCGATGGCACCAAACGCTGAGTATTCCATTGAACTAAAGATGGACAGCGAAACCGCCAAGCATCTATACATTGCTATGGTAAAATCCTATCAGGCTAACAAAAAACCAGATTGGCCTGATAAACCTGCTAACCCTATGACTAAGCACGACGATGGCACCCGCACCGTCAAGTGCATACTCAAAGGCCAGTACAACGGTGAAAAAACCCGTAAGCCTCTACAGTTTGATTCCAAGAACAATCCTATGGATGATGACTTTCAGTTGACTACGGGCAGCAAGATCAACATTGCTGTAACCTTTTATCCGTATAAATACATGCAGAACGAGCCAAGCGTTTCTCTGCGTATAAAACAGGTCCAAGTCCTTCAGTTGGCAGAACGCACTATGCGTAGCTTGTTTGATACAGTGGACGATGGCTACACTAAATCTTCTGAGAGCGTGTTTGGAAACAACGTAGTAGACATGCCACAGAAGAAAGAGCCAGAAGTAGACCTAACAGGTTTTGACGAAGACAACGGTCCCCCTGCCGAACCAGAACCAGTCAAGGTCGAGAAAAAAGCAGCGGCAGCGGGTGCGTCCCAAAGTGCTACGCTAGATAGCATACTAGACGAGTGGGATGACTAATTAAACAGCGCGGTCTTTCGGGGCCGCGCAAACTTTTACGGGAAGAGAACACAGTGAGCACTGAAATATTTTTACGTTCTGTGCTAGGGGAAGACGGTCACTATTGCCTGTGGTGCAATAAAAGCAAAAAAGACATCAAACAGGAATTTTATCCGTCAGTCGAGCGTTTATTAGAACGAGCAAATGAGTTAGACGCAGAAGGGTACAATGTATTCTTCGCCCTTGGCACGTACAAAGAACCCCTGTTGGGTCGCAAACAAATTAATGTCGTGCAGATGAAGTCTTTCTTTGTCGATCTTGATTGTGGTCCGAGCAAAGAGTTCCCTACGCAAGCAGACGCGATTGAGGCGCTGCGTAGATTTTGTAAGACTAACAAGCTGCCTAGACCAACAATCATAAACTCCGGTAACGGGTTACATGTATACTGGCCTTTGAGTTCAGCAGTGGACGAGAAGACTTGGTTCCCAGTTGCGGAGCGGCTCAAGCAGTTATGTGCTGATCAATCATTCTGGGCGGACCCTTCACGCACATCTGATTCTGCTAGTATATTACGTGTACCAAACACTCACAACTACAAGAGTGATCCACCTAAACCTGTCGGGCTTATCAACGATTACTATGCGGACCCCATAGATTTCTTAGACTTTGAAGAACGTGTGGGCGGCGGTGTGATACCAGTTCCGTCTAAGTTTACTCCCAGTGCGTACAGAGACACATTAAACAAACAATCCTCTGGCAGCTTTAAGCGTCTGCTAGAGAAAACAGCCAAAGGGCAAGGCTGCGCACAGATAGAGTACATAATACAGAACCAAGAGAGTATCTCCTATGACATGTGGAGAGCAGGTTTATCTATTGCAAAGGTGTGTACGGACGGGGACAAGGCCGCAAAATTGATGTCTGCCAGTCACCCCGATTACGATTACAACGAGACAATCCGCAAGATGATGGATACGGGTGGGCCACAATACTGCACCACATTTGCGGGCCATAACCCTGATGGCTGCGCGGGCTGTCCCAATGCGATGCTCATAACAACTCCTGCACAACTGACCACTATTGTGGAAGAAGCGGAACCTACTCCTGAGATACCCGAATACCCTGCACCGTACATGCGCGGCAAGCATGGGGGTGTATACATGCGTACCAAGGATGAAGAGGGTAACCCAAAGGAAGATTTAATATACCTCAACGACTTCTATGTAACGCGTAGACTGCATGATGTTGAACAGGGAGAGGTGGTTGCATTTGCTCTGCACTTACCAAAGGACGGGGTGCGAGAGTTCACAGTCCCTCTTATGGCTATTACTTCGCGGGAAGAGTTCCGCAAGCATATGGCTATGAAGGGTATAACTTCTTATGGCGATGATTTGGCTAGGCTTATGAAATACGTACAAACATGGGTGAATGAATTGCAGCAGACAGGCGCAGCGAGCGAGGCTCACCAACAGTTCGGATGGGTTGACGATAACACTATGGAAGAGTTTGTCCTTGGGGATAAACTTATCAAGGCGCACACTATAGAGTATAACCCGCCTTCGTCTAAAACCGCAGGGTTCGTGGAAGCACTTACAGCAAAAGGGAGCGCGGAGCGGCAGAAAGAGATACTTGGATTCTTCAATGTAGAGGGTCTTGAGTTGCACCAGTTTGTTATCTGCATGGGTCTAGCGTCACCTCTGATGCCACTGAGTGGTCTGTTTAGCTTCGCAACGCACTTGTATGGCGGGTCAGGGGTAGGGAAAACCACTGCTATGTATTGTAACTCTGCGATGTGGGGCGACCCGCATTTTTTAACTTTAGGCCAGAGAGATACGCCAAACTCACGTATGGCTCGGGGGGAGATATACAAAAACCTGCCACTAAACTCTGACGAAATGTCAAACATGAGGCCGTTTGATGCGTCTGATTATGCGTATCAGATAGCAGAAGGCAAACAACGTAACAGGTTACAGGGTAGCGCCAACGTAGAACGCTATCGAGGGAAGCCGTGGCGGTTGCAGGGGTGTTCGTCTGGTAACATAAGTCTCCATGAATTACTTCAGAAGTTGAAGGCTGACCCAGAAGCAGAGATGCAGCGTATACTGGAGTTCACCGTTGATCCCAACCTAAAAGCTATCATTGATAAAGATAAAACTGACGCGCTTTATAAAGACATACAATCTAATTACGGGCATTTTGCTGTGCCGTATATACAATATGTTATACAGAACCGCGCAAAAGTGGTTCAGTTGTACGCCAACATAAAAGAACGATTAGATAAGGCTGCAGATTTGTCGGCAGTTAATCGTTTCTATTCCGCAGGGTGCACAAACGTGCTTGTGGCTGCAACACTTGGAAAGGCTATGGGCGTAATAGATTATGACGTAAAGCGTTTGTTCGTGTGGGTCGTCAATGAATTAATACGGGCCAAAGGAGCGATCAGCGATACAGGCGTAGACACTAAGTCTATACTTGCAGATTTTGCCAGAGATAATTGGGGCAACATCCTTAAAATCAAAAGCACTGATGATAGTAGAGATGAAATAGCAAGTCTAGTAGTACCTGAGAGTATGCCCAGAAACAAACTGGCAGGGCGGTTTGAAACCGACACAAAGATACTTGCCATACCTACAAAAGACCTCAAAAAATATCTAGTGGATCAGTATATAAACTACGGCTCCACAATAAAAAGCCTAAAAGAAGACATGGGCGCTACATTGAAAAGTGTTCGGTTAACAAAAGGCACTAGCCTAAACTTACCTTCTCAATATTGCGTTATCGTTAAGATGGAGGAATTAGGTGAAACCCCTGAGACTTGATGATTTAGACCCTGATGGAGTAAAAATTATCATAAAGTGGGACAAGTTTGTGGTCGGTGCCTCGGTGTTTATACCCTGCATAAATACAGAGAAAGCTAAAAAACAACTAAAACGTGTTGCAGGTTTGAAACAATACCAAATTTCCATTCAAATTCGCATAGAAAATGGTATGTGGGGGGTTCGCACTTGGCGACACTTGTGATATATAGTGGTTAACAGCTTGGTCCATACAACCAGTTGTTCTCCTCCCTGATCTGACCCTGCTTCGGCAGGGTCTTTTTTTAATCAGTTAGGTCTTGCCATCCACTAGCGAGTTCTAGCAGAGCGTTTCTGTATGTAGGACTGAGTGCCACACCTTGGTACATGTCAACACTGGTTTGCATATGTTGGTTCAAAGAACGCTTCAAACTCTTTGGAGTTATAGATGCTTCAGGATGGCGTTGATTGAATTTTTGCATTTCTCTAAGCACGTTATCAACTTCCTCTGCATCATTCTGACGCAGGGCGATGTAGTATTTCTTAGATAACGCAGATCGTTTGGTGGTGACTGCCTTGTCTATACCCTTCAAGATACGATTCTGGTCTGATGCTTGTGTGTAACCTGCGGGTTGTATGCCAAACAGAACACCCATAAGCTCACCAGTTGTCATATCATCGTATATTGGGTCACCTCTTCGACTAAACGCACCGCCCTCTCTGCTGTAGCGACCGAGGCTCTTCATTGCGTTAGCCACCGCTGTAGGCATTAGGTTTTCAATACCTCGTTCAATCTGCCCGTCCCCAAGATCTTCTATGCCTCTTTTAATCCGGTTCGCGGTGGATAGTGCAGGACCACCGATGTAGAACCCTATCGTTTCTTCAAGCGATGGATCGGGGTTATATTTGTTCTCTTGTATAAGAAGACCCGTCAACGCGGTACGTGACGCAGTATCTAGCCCTGTCATTGCGACCAACGGACCTTTATACCAGCCTTCACCAACTTGCTTCCGCACAAGCGTATCAAAATCTTCCTCTTCATCGTCAAGGAAGAACATGTTAGCTACAAGACGTACTGCACCGTACAAGGGTATACCTTGCAGACCCGCAAAGAATATCGCCGAACCGTGTAGACCAAGAAGAATCTTAAACGCTTCTTTACGCTGTTCTGGGGGCAACTCTTTATCGACCATGCGTTTTGCCTGTTTAAACATACTGTAGTACATCTGCAGTCCGTAGCTCTTGTACATCATGGCTACGCGCCCGATGTTCTCTCGTGCTATACTTGGTCCTGTCTCTAGGTACGCACCGCCATTGGCCTCTTGCGTCATATAGATAGCTTCCTCGGCGGCTTCCATTTGCTGCTCTGCTGTTGGATTACCTTTGCCCTGTGTAAGTTTATCTATATGTAGGTTGTACGCTGCAATCATAGTGTTCTGACGGTTGAACTTTTCCACGTGGTTAAACATGTACGCAGATATGCCAGATATTTTATCCATAATACTGCCAGCAAGTCCCCCCAAAGTGTCTTTGCGCATAGCCCTAGCTGCTTCGTCCAGACCCATACTTTCTGCGAGATAACTTTGGCTAACAAGCTGCCCTCTCTCGGCTGCTACTTTTACAAGCGGCATGAGATCCAATAGTTTTTGACGCATTGCATCTGACATCTTAGGATCAGCTTTCAAAGATATATTACCGTCGAGATCCATGTCATAGAAGTCACGCAAAGAGTTTTTAACATTAATAGTTATACTGCCTGCTTCTTTAATCGCCTTTGTTGTCTGGGCATAACCATACTTGGCCCCCAGATAGGGCATAACAAACAGAGGTATCTGCGTCCCGTTAACTAGCGCAGAGGATGCGTTAAACCCAATAGTATATATAAACGCAAATTGGTTTAACCTGCGACCCACGTCTTCGATAGATTTGTTTTTAGCGCCCTGCCGTGCAAATCTGGCTCTACCTAACAACTCAGCCTTCATATCCTCAAACACCGTATCAGGAACGTCTGCGGGCTGTTTCGTGTTTTCAATCTGCTGTTCTATCAAACGTATTTCAGAAGCGGATTTTAGTTTCTGAGCTTGGACCGCTAGGTCGTAACCTTTTGTCCTAAGAGCATACATGCTGTCTTCTTTGTAGCCGGGTGTTCCTTTACGTTTTTGCATGGATTTGGCAAAAGACGTTTCAGGTAAGGTCGCTACAAACAACCGCATAACTTCTTCTATAGCCTTATTATCTACCTTCGCCTTAGATAGAGAGTTCACAACTTCAAACACAAACGAGGTGGGAGGTGCTTTTTGATAATCTTCAATAGTTGCCTCGCCTTGAGATCTTTGGACATTTTCAAATCTAGGATCAGCTTTTATTTCCCTGAAGGCTCGGTCGCGTTCAGCTTTTGTAGTAAACATCTCAACTACATACTCGACACGTGCGTTGGGGGCGTTCTTAACACCGTAGCTCAACTTGTAGTTGCCTTCTCGAACAAGAGGGAAGTAAACCTCTAACGTACCAGCATCAAACAACTTCGCATAAATGTCCTTCTTGACCTTCTTGACCAGTTCAGGATCGCCTGCCTCTTTGCCAAGCTCGTCAATCTCTTTCAGAACAATCTTTCTTGCCCGTTCAAACTGTTCTTTGTAGTGATCACGCATCTTCTTATAAGCTAATTGCCCGTCTCCACGAAGCCCGTTATCGCGTATAAACTTCTGTTGTTCGTTCCAAATGTCTAATTTAGTCTTATTTGGGTCGTCACTTTGCTTGTCTTTGTAGGCTTTTATAGCTTCTGCCTGCGGCAAAAACGCATCTACTTGGTAAATGGTTGCACCGAAATCTTGACTGTAAATAAGTTCGTCTAGTTTGGCTACTTTCGCATTACCCATGCGCTTGAAGATACCTTGAACCTCTTCGACTACCTTCCTTGTGGCTTCCGTAGCAGTGGTTATTGACCCGCGTTGGCGGAGGATTGCGTTATCTAAATCAAACCCTAACCTGTTAAACCCAGACACCTGTGCTACATCCGCCAGTCCTTGGTTAGCAAACAGCTTTAATAATATTCTACGCGGTAAGGTTTTTGCGCTGTCTAAGAAATCTCTAGCTGTATCCACAAACTCTTGTTTATCAAAATCTTTAACCAGTTTGCGTTGCACATCGCCTATGTCTTTTGCTACCTTTTTGACGTTATCGCGTGTGCCAAGAGCAATCTTACCTGTCAGCCTTTGCGGTGGCGTAGGGTTAAGTATCGCCATAGTCATAGCATCAAAATCATCTAAGGATTCTAAGTTGCGTTTTTCTCCTAAAATTCTTGTAGCAATAAAATTTTCTGCCATCTGCAGGTAGCTAATATTTTTATTATTCATCATTGCGGATAGGCTTGACCGAAACTCTGGGTTAGACATAGCTTCAGAGAAGAACTCTTTTATGTCCGTTGAGCCATATTCTCCATCAAACTCTTTCTGTACCTCTTTAAACAAACGTTGAATGGCTACAGGTACACCCTGTTCTATTTTTCGCAGGGTCAAGGCATGAGCTATTTCGTGCATGAGCGCGTGAGCATCTCTGCCTTTATCCTTATCTAACGTGATGGTTTTTGTTTCAGGATCATAGATTCCGTCAGCCAAATCGCCGTATGCGTCTTTAAGGTTTTTCTTGGTCGTTAGCTTTATTCCAGACCCTTTGAGCAACTGCTTAAATTTAATTGCATACGCTTTTAACTTAGGAAAACCTTTAGTTTTAGATAGTATGTCTAACGCAGTATCTATATCACCAGCATCTATGGCTGCTTCTAACGGCTCGTTTTTAGCTTTTAATTTGTTTACTGCGGCGTATAGTGTCCCACCGTTCTTCACGTCATCTATAAGGTCTTGACTAAACTCAGCTTTGGGGTCTTTCTGTGCAGCGTTTTTTATTTCGTTAAGTATGGTACGGTCCATGCGAGACATGGGCATACTTTCCATAAACTCAACAGTTTTCTTGGCGTTATCAAAAGAACTACCCCGCTCTAGCTCCTCTCGTTGACGCGCAGACGTAGGGTCTTCGTCTCTACCATATTGCTCTGTGTCTGGACGTCTTGCGCGTTTGCTGCCTGCAGCCCCACTTTCATTTATAACTGTGTAATACGCCTCGCGTATGCCGTCTGCAGGATTAGGGTACTTTGTTAGATATTCGTTTACCGCATCTTTTGCTCCGGATACTTTTTTAAATAGCCTAGCGTTAACTTCTTCAGAGAATGGGTTAGACGTTACAGGTATTTCCTTAGCATTACGCCGTTGTGCAGGAGTGGCTTTGCGGTTGAATTGTTCTGCTATTTTATCGGCAGAACTTACGTCTTGACTCTCTTGAGTTGCGGATGACTTTTTTGGTGCCAAGGACGGATCATCCACAAAAGTGACTTTTCCTGTCCGCTTTAGCGTTTTAGGATCAACCTTATATCTTGTGCCGGGTATTACTTGCCGTACTGGACGATCTTGAGATTCCATAGCGGTGCCACGCCCTATGGCGTACACGTCGGACCTTGCAGTGGCTGCTGCGCTTTCAGCTAATGGTCCTGCATCCACTACATTTCGTGCAACAAGAACCTGACCTGCTTTAAGAGATTTTGCGCGGCGATCAAATTCGGTTTTGTCGAACGTGCGTCCGACTGGAAATTCTATTATCTCTTTAGCATCTACCGTAAAGGGAACTACCTCTCCATCAGAGCCACTATAACTTGCGGCTACGTCACGATTAGTAGAAGCAAACACATTATACCCATCACGAGGAGCAAGTTTGTCTTTAACGTCTTTGCGATTAAGACCCCGATAGAGTGTTAGTGCTTTTAATGCACTAGGCTGTGTTCCTTTTGCAGTAGTAGTATCGACAGCATCACGCCTGACATCTCCCAGTCCATCCGTCTCAGATGTTTCAGGCTTTTTGGCACCTGTATCTTTTGCCTGTCTTGCTCCCATGCCTTGCTGATTACGAGCATCGCTCTCTCTACGTCCTGTGTCGTCAGGTGTGGGGGGAGATGAAAGTTCTCCAATTGTGTCAGATCCACTTGGTTCTCCTTCGTCAATGGTATAATTAGGTTTCGGGAGCAGTAACGGTTCTGTCCTTGTAATAGGCTCTTGCCCCATCCGACGGGCTTTTTCTCTGCCCACTGCAGCCATTAGATCATCTTGGTCTTCACGTTGACCCTTGTAAGACTCTGCTACCCGTTGGTCTGGTCCCTGCCTCTCCGGTATTTTAGCACGTTCTTCTTCTACTATCTGTTCAAATTTATTTATTGGTATGTTACGGGCGGCAAGTTTCTCCCTGTCAAACGTTACATCGCCCGTTCTTTCAAGCTCTTCACGTACTTCTTTGCGAGTATCTATAAGTTCTTGGTTTGCGGTTAGTGACCCTATCCCTAAATCACTCAAGTCGGTTACCCGTTCTCTCGAACTTACAAACTCAGGTCCACGGTCAGCTTGCCGCTGCATTGCCTGCACCGCTGTGCGTCTTAGATTAGACATCTCTCCTGATGGGGCCGATTCAGGCGGTCCTTGTCTTTCGGGTATTTTTGCGGCTTCTTCCTCTATAATCTCAAAGACCCGTTCAGGGGCAATACCATCTACGCCTTCTACAGCTTTTACTTGGTTGGCTAACTCTGCAGTTAATGCACCATCGGTATTAGGTAGCTCCTCTGCTAACAAAGCTCTTATTTGCTGTTCTGCAGAAGATTCGCCTGTGGATGTGGGTCCAGCCCTGCGGGTATTAGCAAACGAATCCACAAGGAACTGTAAGGCTGCACCCGCTGTACCACCTAACGCGCCAGCTTCTGCGGTGCCACTATCAAACACAGCACGATCTGGGTTGTACCCACGTTCTACAAGATTTTGCACGACTTCAGACGCAGCTTCTTGGGCACCTTCTGCGCCACCTGTTATAGCCGCACGTTGTATCTTTTGTCCGATACCAGTAACTTCTTGTGGCCCAAGATCATTTATAAGTTTACCTACAAACGGCAATTTAGCTACTGGTACAATCCGACTAATTGGCAATGCCTCTGCCGCACCTGCAAGTAA